CATCATCGTGGAAACTATGTGAAGGAGTAGCCGCACTTTCACGTCCTGCTAGAACAACTGAGTTTTCGACCCGCATGTCACCGTTTACTTGCAGAACAGTACTTGCACCAGATATTGTAGAACCAGCTATACCTATCGCATCAGCCCCACCATCCACAAACAGCATGTTGGCGTTGCCGTTAGACTCAACGCGGAAGTCTAGGTCTTTAGAGTTATCATTAATAACAGTCTCAGTAGCGTCCATGTAGAGTCTGGAAATTGCACCGCTACCGGCAAGGGTAGTAACTAATTCTAACCTACCATCTTCTGTACCATCAGAAGCATCTACAATCCTAGAATCTATTCCAGCGTAACGCACCGTTGTGCCAGCATCATTTTTACCTTCAAATTCTATTAGACCAACAGCATCACCATCTGCGGGTGAGGCAGAGTTTCTGAACATTCTAAAGTTTGGCCCCGCGTTAGCATCAGCATCTGTGGATGTAAGAGTCAAGTTATCTGAGTTATCAGCAACCGTAATCGTAGCACCAGTAGAAGATGTAATAGCTCCATCTACTTGCAGTGTAGATGCCATATCTACAGCGCCATCAATATCAACTACATCTAAATTAGCCGTACCGTCCACATAGAGATCTTTCCACTCAGATCCAGAAGCACCTAAGTCATAAGTATTGTCTGCGCTAGGCAGTAGATTAGAAGCAACGTCTGCGCTAAAGGCGACTGTATCAGTGGCGGCATCTCCAAAAGTAAGATTGCCAGCAATGGTTGCAGCGCCCGTTACAGTAAGATTTCCTCCGACAGCTAAGTTCCCTGAGACATCTGCTGCGCCATTAATGTCTATGGTCGTAGCATTGATTTCAATCTCTGTATCCGATACTAAGTCTAGGACACCATCGGCACTCTGATAGATATAAGTTCCACTGTCGCCAAACTGTAGCTGGTCTGTGCTAGAGATCAACAAGCCTGTATCTGCTACATGGGTTATAGAGACATCTTGATCATCTCCAAAGCTTATTACTGCTCCGTCTGCAAGGAATAGATCGCTAAACTCTAAAGCAGTTGTGCCTAGAGCGGCTCCATCAGAAGCATCGGGTACAAAGGCCGTTGTAGCTGTTATCGTAGTTGCTTGAAGGGTACTAGAGAGTGTTGCAGCCCCTGTGACTGCTAAAGTGCCGCCTACGGTAGCATTACCGCTAAGGTCTAGAGCACCATTCATGTCTATAGTGGTTGCGTTGATTTCAATTTCAGTGTCGGATACTAAATCAAGAACACCATCAGCACTCTGGTATATATAAGTACCTGAATCACCAAACTGAAGTTGATCTGTACTAGAAAGAAGTAAGCCTGTGTCGGCTACGTGCGTTAGAGAGACATCTTGGTCAGCGCCAAAGTTAATGACAGCGCCATCAGCCAGAAAGAGATCACTGAACTCTAGAGCAGTTGTACCCAGTGCTGCACCATCGGAGGCATCAGGCACAAAGGCAGTCGTTGCTGTAATCGTTGTGCCTTGAAGGGTGCTGGAGCCTGTTAAAGCTCCTGTAACACCTAGAGTTCCAGCAACCGTGGCGTTGACATCAACGTCCAAAGTATCGACATGGGCTGTTCCGTCAAGAAATAAGTCTTTGAACTCCAGAGAGGATGTGCCAAGATCAATATCACTATCAGTGACAGGGACAATAGCACCATCTTGTATACGAACTTGTTCAACCGCTGCACTAGAAACCTCCACAAAAAAGCCCCAACGATTATTGGTACTGTCGGCAACAATCTTGTTGAGAAAATCTAAGTCACCTATAGTGTGTACATTACCGCCTTGTCCTGTTGATCCATCGTGCTTATGGCCTGTTGTGCTTTCGCTGCTGGATGAATATGTAAAAGCGTTTACAAGTTGGTTATATTCGTTGTTGAATAGGGCGGCTGTAATTGTGTCGCCATCGGCTAATGAACTCTGTCGTGTATAATTCTGGGCCATGTGTTCTTATCTCCTTCCTGATGGCATATAGTCTACATAAAGACCATTTATAGCATAAGATGCTTTTTGATCTTCACTCGAAATTCTAAAGCTACAAGTATTGCCAGATCCTTCTAGTGTAATTCTTTCCATAGGGTCGCTAGTTGCTCCAAATGTAACTGCGTTAAAAGCAGAAGTACCAAAGATCGCTGGCAATGCAATCGTCGATACAGAAAAAGGTTCTGGTTGAGGTATGTCAGGATCTTCATAATCGTACCGTACTCTAAAGCTTGGTAGTACTGCTCCTTCTGGACTAAAAGAAACTCTAGCATACTTTAAAGTTTTCCGGGTTCCTACATCTCCAAAATCAAAATCGGGTGTCTGATATACAGCAGCTATATCAGTTGCTGTACCTGCATTATAAAAAGAAGTACCATCAAGATGATTGTAAATGTAACCATCTTTATCACCATGATAGACTTGCTCTACGCCATCCGAATCTAAACCAGACTCCATTCCTAGTGCTTGAATACCTAATGTCTCTGACCAAGCAAAACCATTAGGTGTTAAAGTTCCTATAATTCCCCTAGCAATTGAAGGGCTTTCTGTATTTGTACTATAAAACAATCTGTATTGCGATTTACTTCTTAGGACAGCACTAGAAATAATGTAGCCTGAGTTAGCTGCTATGTCCGTAACAATACCCTGTATCTGTCTACTTACGGAGCCTAGTTCAACGTCACCAATTCTTGCTGTACCTGCAACAGTACGAATACCATCAGGAGAAAGAAACAATAGGTCACCACCAATTTCCTGAATACTTCCACCCGATAAACAACCTACGTTAGTTGTGATGGGCGATACTGCTATGTTGCTTGCATCGTTTATGTTGGATAGCTTATGTATACTGTTCTTACAGAATATAATTAAATCACTACGAAAGCTTGCAAGTCCTACTACGCCATCAGAGATTACTATACTTCCTGATCCTGAACTGCTAAAGCTATCTATGTCGTTAGTGCCACTATAGTATATCGTGTTCTTAGCTGTAGAAGCTCCTGCAACTACTAAATGTTTATCGTGTATAACGCCTATAGCAGGGCCTAATGTACTACTTACTGTAATCTCTTTAGCAAAAAAGGTTCGTGTTGTTAAGCCAGCCGTACCTGTCATCTGAAACAAGAAAGGCTCGTTGACACCATCACATATTACAATCTCTCCATAATCTGAAGTACCTTCGTATAGTGCAAAAGAACATCTTCCTTGACTCGTTCTTGCTGCTACTGAACGGCCTGTAAAGGTACTGTAGTCATCTCCTCCTGAATCAACACTCGCTCTATTAAGCTGTAGCCAAGCATCTTCACCATCTTGACTAAAGAAGATTCCTGTCCCTGAACAAACTATTAAGCCGTCTGCATAGACTGCCATGCCTAAGATTGTCTCAGAACTATTGGGCTTAGTATCCCCAAATAACGAGAAGCCATCTACTCGCCTATAGCCTCCATCTGGATCTACTTCAAAGTTCCTAAGCCGTGTAGCCAGTCCCGGCTGTGCAAGCATCTCTAGCTGGTTTAGGTTGACGTTTAAGCCGCCTGTACAGGAATACCCCCAAGGCTGGGACATTAAACAAACCTCACACGATCATCTTTAAAGTATCCTGGTGTCGGCTCCATAAGATGCAGCTTCATTAGTTTTAAACCCCGCTTATAGTCATCGAGCGCAAAAGCCGCAGCTTGTGGGTTCTCTTTAAATTGATGAATATAGTATCTTGCTCTAGCCAAAAGGACTGTTATGTAAACATCAGGAAACACTATCTCATCTCCGTGTGCCGAAAGCTGTGTAGGCAGATCAAAAGCAAAAAACCAGATCCTATATACTTGGTCTGGTATTGGGCTTAAGCCGAACTTACGAGCATCAGGACTCCTTATGACTCTAGCGGGAACGCCATAGGTCTGAGTGTCTGAATCGTCCTTATTCTCACTGGTTCTAAAATAATCTTTCCAGTCTTCTGTAGTCGTATACCTAATATTATTGATAGTATACGGTGCGGATTCACCCGACACACCCACAGTAGTTAATAGAAAATTATTCCAGTCTATATAGCCATAGTCAGTTGTCATACTGCTACTAGCAGGTTTTAACTCATACCAACGTGTACCTGCTACAGTTTCTACGTACGTATTACCGTACATAGGATCAGTAGCGCCACTCTCTGCTGTAGATAGAAAAGGCCATTGAGGTTCTTCGTTTACAATATCTAAATAAGATCTGTTAACTGCATCTTTAACGTGCTGCTGTACGCCTATCGCAGCAGCAAAGGTTGCAGAAGTTAAAGCTACCTCGTTCAACTCTCTTAAAAGCTCATTAGTCAATGTTAAATAAGTAGTAGCCATTGTTATTTCTTTCCAACCTTAAAGTTTGCAGTTTTAGTAGAACCTTTATGGGACTTGTAGCCTTCTTTAGAATCCTTCATAAGTTTGAAGGACTTTCCAGATTTCATCCAATGATAGCCTTTAGGAGCCTCTACTCTCATCGTTTCTTATTTTTACAAGCACATGCCTTTTCCATGTCCTGTACACTTTTAAAACTTAATATGTGCATAGTATATTAGTCCTGTTCGCTGCTAAATGTTTTAGATTTTAAACGGGCCATATCAAGCTCAGAATCACCTTTATTTCTAAAGATGAGATCATAGTTTGTATCGTACTTAGCTTTATCAAACCCCTTCCTGAAGCGACTGTCTTTAGAGACAATTGCTTGCCGAAACATCACGGGCTTCTCTTCGCTTCCTATCTGTGGCATTTATTAACTAGCCTGAGTAGTTGTAATACCGTCTTGTACTTTACACATACCATCAAGATACCAGTTAGTACCGTCAGACCATACATGGACATAATCACCATGAACAGCTTTACTTGCTACTAATGAGATAGTATCTGCATCTGTAACAGTCGCTACAGCACCTGCGGCATCTTCCGGTGAAGAAACATTGCCTACGATGATGTTAGCACTTGAAGCTGTTACAATAGTATGAGTACCTGTGGGTTCTGTAGCGCCAACATAAAACCAATACTCAAGCCCTGCGGCAGGAG